ACAATATAATTTTCATCGCATCCCATCCATGCGGTTTTTCCTTTAGATTTATTGGTCAAGTTATACGGATAGCCAGGTGACGTTGTTCTGTTGATTGGTCGTTTATACGGGTCACCCTCTACGCCTGTAATTGCTTCAGCATAAGTATGTATGATGCCTCTGCCGGTAGTGGGTTTGCCTATGCACTGGAACACATCATTAGCTGCTGCTTCAAGCAAATCAGGATCAACAAAAGTTTGCCCGCCCATAATCTTTTTGAGGCCTTTCATCATAGGATCTACGAGTCCTTCGCCCTCAACTATTACAGGTTTTAGGTAAGCAGGTTTAGCTATATGTTGCTGAACTTTATCAAAGACAAGAGAGGGTGCAAGTTGGGTAACAACAGGAGCAGCAGGAGATTTAGCAGTACCTACATTTAAACAATCACCAAGATCTAATAATGAAACCCTATGTGAAGTGTCTACCAAAGATTGACTATATGGGAGCCGTCCATCAATAAGATACGATCGCGGAATTTTAAATCTCTGTACATGTGCTTGCAGAGCTTCTGAAAGAAATTCTTGTGTCGTTAGTACACCAAGAGCCAGTACACCAGGACCTCCTGCCACATGGAATCCAATGAGTTTAGTATGAACTAATTTATTGGTTACGGATAGCAAGGCTCCGCACATTCCACTGTATGTCTCCAAATCATAATCAATGTGATTACCAATTTCGATAACACACGGACACTCATCGGGATCTTTGGAACATTGACCAGGTTTATGAAGATAATACTCGGTTCTTTTGGTTGACACAGCAAAACTAGCTGGATGTTTTTCCTGAACGACAGTCTTTCCATTAATTTCATAAAAACCGGAAAATGTAAGAGTTCCTTCACACAACATATCAATATTTTTAGCACCGATAAACTTTGGAAGAATTTTGGGTCGACTTGGAACCACTGGAGGAAAAGAAACGAGTGCCAAATCAACTGGCGAACCATCTAACTGATATATTTGCGAAATATGACATTTATCAATTGGTACTTGAATTGCAGGAGAAGTAGAATAAGGATTGCGTATAACGAGATGTTCTATCGGATCAGTGTGTGGTGGAGTCAGAACAGTATGCGCCGTAGTAATCATCGTGCGTCCAACAAGGAAAACACCATTGCTCCTACTACACCTTCCAGCCTTGTCAACAGCCTGTATCCACACTGCATTTGCAAGAAGTGTTTTTGTTGTCTGTTCAACTTCCACTTGATCTCGCTGTGCGTACTTTCGTGAGCCGATGTGTACTTCAGTCTTACAATCGATAGCTCCCTGTGCTAGGCGCCGCGCTCTGGGCATTCGTGGGTTATTTTCATACACCTTCTGAGCAAACGAACGAGGTCGGACAGCAGCTGGCTGTGAATCATAAACACGCTGTGCATAATTGGTTGGTCGCGTGAGTCGTGGTTGTGAATCATAAACACGTTGTGCAATAGGTCTGTAACTCAACATATCGTTTGCACATCGGATGCAGTCTTCCGCGTCCGCCGGATTGTATTTTAATTCACCAATCTGATCACAGTAGGAACAATCGTACCAGCACTTCCCATCAATGACTTCAAGAGCGTCCTGGTGTGTAGTCGCAACGAAATTCTGATCAACAAACTGCAATACCGGGCATTGGTTGCTAACACGTTGGGAGGGGACTTGCAAACGGGATCTTCTAATATCTTCGCGTATATCTTCAAGAGTTTCGCGGGACATACCTTGTGCAAGCAAGTCATTACGAACAGATTTGATTCCCGAACGTTCCAAAAAGTGAGCCAACATGTTACCACGCTTTGGGTACTGCAATATACCACATGTGGTACACCTCTCACACGGAGTATCAGTATCAGAAGGCGCACGATTAAACTTACACCAAGCATTGCTGTCGTTAATGGATTTACTACAAAAGATTCCAGTGTACCAAACTCCAAAGAGGACTGCTGCTGTAGAGCAGACGCCCGCTAAAATTTTGGAGGTTGGCACACTTGGAAGATAATCAATTGTTTTCTGAGCTGCAGATGAAAAGAAAGCCAATATAAATTCTGCAATAGAAAGCATCTTATTGCTTGCATGTGTAATACAAGCTCTCACTTTAGACCAAAGTTTGTTGAAGGCTGAGTGACATTCTTTCTTGTAGTCCCCAAACATTTCCTTCACCTTATCAAGACGCATCCTCAAATTGAAAATATGAGTTATTGAACCAAAAATAGAATCCTCCTCAGCATTAAAATATTCGTCCTCTAATTCAACATCAAAAGCTTCTTCAGCTGCCAAGGTCTCAATAAATAATTCTGGATGGAAAATCTTGGAAAATTGGTCCATAATTTGCTGTTCAGTTGCAGGGGCTTCCGGTGTATCAATGCCAGCCTCCTTACGAATCGCATTAGCCAAACTAACACTTTCCTTCTTACGACGGTCGTTCTCTTTGACATAATAATCCCAAAATTCTTCAAATTTCAAACTATTCATACCAGGAAGATAAGAAACCTCTGCATTACCAGTCTGTTTATTGTGAATTACTTTATAGCAGGAGAACCGATAGTGCTCTGTAAAAAGAGGAGGCACATCATCCACATGAATACCTTTTAACTTAGCAATAGTCGCTTTATCAAATGTGTAGTATGAGTTTCCTGTTTCGTCTTTTCCAATTGGCACACCATAAGCAGGATCTATTGTAACATCTGCCCACACATGGAAACGACGAAACACTGCTCCTGGATCAACGAGGGATTTAATTTCAGGATATTTCTGATTTGACGATGCAATTATGTACTCAGAAACAAAATTTGTGACTCCTTTTGCTTTTAATTCAGCCATTTTCAACGGAAATTGAGCAGTGTTAACCATATATTCTAATTCTTCATATTCCTCAACTGGTCGTTGTTGAGAATCTTTCACGTTACCGAAATCATCCAATATAACTACTGGTTGTCCAGTATATCCTTCCCAATACTCATTTTTAGCACGACGAATAAATGCAGTTGATTCAAATCTCAATCCATCCTTTGCCAAATAACGTCGATAAATACGAGATTTAAACACCTCAGTCGCAACGCTTTTCCCTACACCAGGGTGTCCAAAGAGATACAAAGCTACAGGTTGGTTCCGGATTGTGTGACAGCGAGCAGGACTATGAGTCGCCCATTCCACTTGATCTTTTATACGTCGTTGAAGGCTTGAAACGAGTTGGGTATTTGAACGTGAATTCATCCTAGCAGCTTGATAATGATATTCATTTAATTCATGATTGACAGTCAATATTTGATTAGCAATTCCAGCAGACGAATCAACCAAAGTCTTCTCAAATGTTTCAATTAATTTAACAGCAGCATATAAATTCTCCATTTGAGGAAAATTCTGCATAAAATTATACTCTTCGACAGAAAAGCCATACACTGTAGTATAATATATTTCAGACAAATAGGAGAATAGCCAAGTGAATAAATCTTTCAGAGCTTTGAAACCTTGTGCAGCGCGTCCTACATTGGCAAAGTGTTTAGTCATCTCACCGGGTGTTGGTGCTGTACCTGTGCAAATGAGAGAAAATGCGCCACAAAGAAATGAAAGAAAACCAGCAAATGGTAATAATTCAGGAGACTGAGCAGCAGTACCCAACATTTCGGTAACGAGGGACTGTCCAACGCGCCGGGTCTCTGTTCCTGCTGTGAATGAAACACTAGCCTCGGGAGTTGTAGTTTCAAAAGATGGCATCAAGCTCATCAAAGTATCAAGTGTTAGTCCAAGTTGACGTGCAAGGTTAGTGCAATACAAGGTAAGTAGAAGCAAAGATTTCTCTTTTAAACTATTACAAATAGAGACAAAAGATATCAGAATTCCAATTAAGTCATATTCTTGGGGAATCTTAAACGCCTTATTTAATTCCTCAGCTGCTCCAGTCAAAGAGGCAAGAACACCTTGAAGTAAGTCTATAGTAGGACCAAGCTTATTTACAGCAGCAGACACCTTAGCACCATTTACAACCGCAGCGGCAGCAGTACCAACTCCGGGCAACACAGCATTACAAGCAATATATCCAGCGGCTTTTGCTGTTTCCGCCATTGCGGTGGCATCAGAACAAACAGCCATAACATCATCCTTAATCTTGGCCACTGTATCAGAAACAAGTGTTTGAGCGTGTCGTTTACGATCAGCACCGAGTTCACGGTTTTTCTTTCGATCGCGCTTCTCAAGTTCAATCTGTCTCTGCACAAAATTTTGTTGTTTTTGCTGAGATTTCTTCAGCTTTGCAATCTCACGCAATAACAAATTAATTTTCTTCTGCTGGTCACATTCAACTTTTTCTTCAGTGGGTTTTGAATAAGTAGTAGGACCAGGATTCTCTTCAATATCTCCTGACAACAGTAGACGCAGTTTGCTATAAGTCATATTAATAGAAAATATCATTTCATCAAAATCATCATAACTAATCTGAGTGATAGTAAAATGCTTAAAAATACTTTCAGTAGTAGTAACACCATGGTGAGTTGTTCTAACAACACGTGTGGGATAACCACGGCAGGAAAGCAAACGGAGAAAACATTTAATTTGATCCCAGCGTTCATTAATATAAGCGTCATCATTTACAAAAGCATCATTTCTAAGTTTAAAAGGAGTCTCATAATCATATAAATCAAATTGCTTAAGATAATCACGAAGTACGGTAGAGGCAGGCGACAGGTCAAAAGGAAAATGCTTAACATAATAACAAATATTTACAGTAGTTGCAAACAAAGCGGTAGAATTAACTGCGTGATCATTAACATCAAGTTCGTGAGAGCATTCGCCAGAGTAATCCATACGTTCGGTCACAATATTCGTCATCATTTCAGTCAAGGTTTTGGTTTCGTTTTTCTTTTCCATGCTATATCAGGTTCGGCTTTCAAGTGGAGATAGCAAATCCGGTACTGCCACCCTTAATTGGGATTGACCTTTTACGGCTAGCGATTATACAAACTTCTTTCTCTAGAGCACAGTGGATGAAATCTGTCATGCGCGTCAAACAAAAGGTTATCAGCATCAATCCAGTCACGAGGAGTTATTCGAAGCTACTTTACTCGTGCCTAACAATAGATAGAGAAGCAAGTAGTCTACTAACCGCCATGGGTTCAAGCCATGGAGCCTACCTTCAAATAATTGAAGTTCCACCATAATCACCTGTCTTGCGCACCACCAGTGGGTGTCGGATCCACGGTGTGTTTCTTCAAGAGGAGATCGCGTCCTACTGAGCAATCAGCATATAGTGAGAGACAGAAATACAATCTACCAAATAAACAAACAATGTATATATCAATCAACGCATGCTTCTGATATATAGATTAATTTGTTCTAAGGCAAAAGGTTAAATATTACACAGTTTAACTGAGTCGGCAATCATTCTACGGCCACGTTTAATAAACCTCATCATACCTATTCAGCGTGGGGACTTAATAAGTCTAGCCACGGTTACACTAGGATTTACAGAATCTTAGGATGTTACAAACAACGTGGGTTCAAATGATTGCGCAGGGTAGTCGCCC